CGACGGGCAGGTATTCAATTCGCAGCGCCATAGACGCCGTAGCTCCGCTCGATCACGATTTCGGTTTTGGCTCCGCCGTAGCTGTCAAGTCCCCAGTTGATTCTCTCGATTTTCTGCAGGTTCATCAGCGTCTCGCTGGCGATTTTAGCTGCCTTGAGGTCTTCAAACGCCAGCAGCTTTTGCGCCCTTGTCTTGGCTTCGCGATGCGCTTTGAGTCCGGCGTAGAGACGTTCACGGACGGCGTTAGTTTCTTCTTGGTGGCGGCGTAAGATTTCGGCAGCGCGGTCAGCGGCGGCTTCAATTGCGGCGGCACGCTTTTGGGCGGCATCGGGCAACTCGTAGAGCTTTTCCTGCGCCTTGCGGCGGACGGTTTCAGCGGCGTCCGACCCGTCGCTCCAGCCTTCGCGCTCGGCGCGTTGCGCAATAGTCGTTTTGCTGACGCCGTACTTAGCGGAGAGGTAGCCCAATGACGCGCCAGCTTCGCGCTCGATTCTAATGTTGGCCCACTGTTCAGGGGTTAGCTTCGGTACACCCATTGACACCCTCCTGTCGAACTGTCAGAGAGGATACCACCAGGTACCGTGCCAAACAAGACAAGACACAAAAAAAGCGCCGCCCCAATGAAGGGAACGGCGCGCGGGTTAGTGAAGACGCGCGTTAGAACACGCGCACCTCTGAGTCAAGCACGATTTCTATTTCAGCCACGTCCTGTGGCTGAATCAGGACGGTGTTCCGCCCCTCATCCCATTCCCAATCTTTGGCGCGGACAAGCACTAACTTAACGCCGTCGCGCGGAGACAGGAATTTCAAGTCGTCTAAGTAAGGGACAGCCCGAATGGGCGTCCCAGTTGGGGTGGAGCCAGAGAAGAAGAAGAACACATCCTCTCCATCGGGGTGAATTTCCTCTGTTTGCAGAGAGTAGTACTCCGAACCACAGGTCCGAACCACAGGAAAACAAAGAATCCACTCTATGTCGTCCGGGTGAACAATAACAGAAGCGTAGGACGCACCTTGGAACACCCAACGCGCTACTCTTGAGACGACAACGGCCTGCGCATAGGTAAACGCCGGCTCGCCAGCATCCTGGAGCTCGTTCAGATGCCAAAATGTACGATACGCCTCAAAAGCGTGCACGTCTTCTTCGGCATAAGGGGTAAAAGTGAAAGCTTGGGTACCTCGGAAAAAGATTTCGCTCATTGCGACTGCTCCTGCGTTTTAGGGCCGCCGCCCGTGATTTGGTTCAAACTTACACCTTCCTAAACGGCGTGTCAAGCAAAAAGTTCCGACTTTTTTTAGCAACGTCGGAAAGAGCGTCCCGGCGTCTTTTCGTCTAGGCTAGAAACGCCAGCGAGTTGTCAAGGCGAGCTGTCAAGAAGGGTTCTTGGCAATGCTGGGTGCGTGAGCCCTTAGGAGGCACAACCCTGAATCAGAAGCGGTTTCGTAATGTAATCAACGCCTTTGAGTGATCAACGCCTTTCGGCATCAAAGATTTTTGCACGCTGTTCGAGAAACAGTCGTAGCGCCGGGTCGGTTTCGTGATCAACGCCTTTCGGCATCAAAGATTTTTGCACCTTTCCGCCGTCCGGCTGGATGAGTTGAAGGTTCGTGATCAACGCCTTTCGGCATCAAAGATTTTTGCACCAACCTGCCCGGCGTTGACGCTGCGTTTGTCCTTGTCGTGATCAACGCCTTTCGGCATCAAAGATTTTATTGCCGGACATCATACCTCAGTTCACGCTTGTTCGCAATTATCGAACGGAAGCAGAGTGCGAGTATCGAAGGGAAGCAGAGTGCGAGTTTATATGTACGAACCTTTCGCGCCGTGGAACAGCCGTGGAACACTCGACCGCAAAAAGCCTTCGAGTTTTCCAGCTTTCCCGGCGGCGGCACGGAGTTTCGGCTCGCTTTTCGGGTCAAGTTCGTTGTAAGCTAGGTAATGCACCCCCCAAAAATCCCGACACAGGACGGGACATTGGGCGGGCCGCAGCAGGTCAGGCACCGAGAAGCTCGCGTCAAGCCCGGTTACAGCCTTTTGCTGTGCCGGGCTATTTTTTTAGACTACACTAAGGAAGACTGATTTTTTTATCGAAAAAATCGGAGTGCAAGTCTAAAGAAAAGTCAAGGAAAAGGGAGTTTTATCTCCCGGAAAGAAGAAGAAAAAAGAGATTTATTTCACAGGAAAATCCAAAGTTATTACGATCTTCAACTAGCGCGCGTGGCGCATAGTTTTCGGCAGTTAGGTAGGACGAGAAAAACACGCCAATTCGATAAAAAGTCGCTGGAAGCTAGGTTGCACAGTCCTGCAATCAAGGGGACGCCAAGGGGACAGTCCAGAGAGCGTTTCACTCGCCCCCTCCCCCTAGGCAACCGAACCGCGAACCGGCGTCCGCTAGGGTGAACCGGTTCGTCGGGGAAGCCGCTAGGAACGCTTATAAGCCTTCGGAAAGCTATCGCACGTATATCCCTACGAGACACTTCCTAAAAATTCGTTATAAGCGGTTTTAGGGGCATTGGCGGGCATCTTGGGTGAACACCAAGGGGGTAAAAGTCTACCCAGCCGGCGAACCGGCTGGAAAATTTTGAACTCAGTTTTGGTTTTTTGTTTTTCCAGTAAAAACCGGCAGGGGGGCAAGGGCGGGCGAACCGAACTCGCCCGGCTCGCTAGCGAACTGGCGGGGTAGCCCCTTCGGGGCTGGTACCCCCGCTGAGTTCGCGTCGCGCGCCTTGCCCCCCTGCCGGTTCGGTAAAGATTTTTTCATTGATTTTTGATGTTTTTCCAGTCTGATAACGTGAAAAATGGGTGGTTTTTCTAGCCCCTTGGCGTATTTTTCCAGCTTTCCGACTGGCGTCCGGGAAGCGGTTTTTCGCGCTGGCGCTGATTTTTGCCCGTAACCTACTGACCTGACTAGGTTTAGCCGGAAATCGCCAGCGAGCGAACTGAGCGAACTCGAAGTTCCAGTTCGCCGAGTTCGCCTAGTATTTATGCGGGTTCTGTGAATTTGGCGGTTGCTGGCGGAAAGCCCGTTCGGCGGGCGGTTCGCGGGACGTTCCTCTGGCGTTCTCCCGGCGTCCGGCTGGCGTTGCCGCAAAAAACGCCGGGAGGGGCGTCCCGGCGTGGCGTTGGGTCTAGAACGGCAACTCGTCAACCCACCACTCGCAAGCGTCCTGGCGGGCGGCGAAATCAGCCGGCGGGTAATCCTGATAGTGCTGGCAAAAGCCGTTTTGGTCGTAGCACCAGCACGTGTGACAGCACTTGGGGATTGGCGGGTTTTTGTGCGTGTGCGAAGTGCGGATGGCGTCTCTCCATTGGCGAACAAAATCCGGCTCCGGTGCCCTCATAATAGCCTCCATTTGGCGGAAGTAATCCGAAAGAATTTACCATCCCGAACAAAAGAAATCTCGGATGGCGCAGGCTTTTCGTTGAGAATTTTTGCGAGTTTCTCAAGCCTTTCCTGTTCGCTACCCTGAAGCTGGGGAAGCGGCTCACCCAGCAGGGCTTCGAGGTCGGCTTGGGCGCGGCGTCCGGGGAAGCCCGGATAAAAGAGCGTGAGATACTGAGTGATAACCAGTCTTGGAGACGTAGTGTGATACTCGCACAGTAGCAGCCAGCGTCCGCTGTAGGGACTGTAGTGCGGCATCCAATGCCAGCGCGTGATGGCGTGAGTTTCTACGGCGCCGCCCATAATATCGGCGTCACGTAACCATAGGTTGACCGTGCGCTCGGCTGGCGGAAAGTCGTAGCCGCACGCTGGGCATTCTTTGACCCTGGCGTGGACAAGTTCCCGGCATTGCGGACACTTTTTGACCGGCGCACGCCCGTTCCCGTTGCCGTTCTTCTCCGGTGGTTCAACCGCCGTGATTGGTCCGTGACGCTCAACAACGCCTGCAAAATCCAGCACCAGACAGTGGTCGGTGTGGGATTTCGGGCGCAATCCGCGTCCTGCCATCTGCACGTATAGCCCCGGAGACTCGGTAGGACGCAACATTGCAATCAGGTCAACGTCCGGGTGGTCGAACCCGGTTGTCAGTACGTTGGCGTTGGTCAGTGCTCGAATTCTGCCTACCTTGAACGCGCCAATCAGCCGTTCACGCTCCGGCTTTGGGGTCTCGCCGGTGATGCACGCGGCTTCAATGCCGCGCTGTCGGAGTTCTTCAGCGATATGTTCGGCGTGTTCGACGCCAGCGCAGAACACAAGCCACGAGCGGCGGTTGCCGGCGCGGGCGATAATCTCGTCCACGACCGACCGGTTCAAATCGTCTTTGTCAACAGCCGCTTGGAGTTCGCTTTCAACGTAATCGCCATTGCGCTTGGCAACGCCAGATACGTCGTAGGTTACGTCCGTTGCTTTGCTCTGCAACGGCGCGAGATACCCCTTGGCAATAAGCTCAGTCAGAGATGCCGGCTTGATGAGCGGCGGGGAAAAAATTGCCGGCGGGTCGGTAATCATCCCGTGCCCCAACCGGAACGGCGTGGCGGTCAGTCCGACGACGCGAAGGCGTGGGTTGATCTTGGATAATTCTGCAAGGAACGTCCGATACATCCCGGTGTCTTTGTGCGACACCAGGTGCGCCTCGTCAACAATCACAAGGTCAACGTGCCCCACGTCTTCGGCGCGTCGCCAGATTGATTGGATTCCGGCATAGGTGATGGGGTAACCGAGTTGTTTTCGCCCTACGCTGGCGCTGTACACGCCGACTGGCGCGTTTGGCCAGTGAAGCAGAAGCTTCTCTAAGTTCTGCTCTATCAACTCCTTGACGTGGGTGAGCATCAGGATTCTGGTCTCAGGCCATTGTGTCAGGGTGTCTTTGCACAATGCGGCAACGACGTGGCTTTTGCCTGCGCCCGTCGGCAGGACGATGCAAGGGTTGCCTTCGTAGCGTGTAAACCAGTCGTAAAGCTGGTCAAGTGCTCTTTGTTGGTAATCTCGAAGCTGCATTGCGTTTTACCTCCAAGTCTGATCAGTGAATTCGCGCAAAGGCACGTGGCATTCGCATCCTTGGCGTTGTTGCTGTACAGAAAGTTCTTGCGGGGCGACTGGTTCGTATTGGCATTCCCACGGAGTAGCATTCAGGCCTGCGGGCTTTGGCGCGCCGTAAGCGCATGTCCGACAGTTTCGCGCCGTCACGACGGACTGCTCGTGACAGAAGGAATACGCCGGACACCCCTTGCATTCCCACCACGTTGGGTCACGTGAAATCGGCGGTGGAAGCCGGGTTTCCATCGTCAATCGATCAAGCTTATTGAGAATGGACTGAGCGCGTTCGGCGTCAAATTGCACGATTTCGGTGTAAATTCGGTCGTCGTCCTTGCAGACTGCAAAATACAAGGCTTGGGGAATTCCTAACCCCAACATGTAGAGTTGCATCTGCACCCAGTGGTCGTGGCGGGCTTCTTTGACGCCTTTTCGCGTCAATTGCGTGAAGGCGTTGGAACTGAACGTTTTGATTTCCAGCACAAATTGTTCGTTCTCGTGTTCAGGCAAACCGCTGGTGATAATCCCGTCCACGTGTCCTTTGATATACGGCGTCAGGACGACTTCTTTCTGGCAATCTGTGATGACACAGCCGATAGCGCGTAGGTCTTCCAGCACCAGACGTTCTTCTTCACGCCCTCGGCGAAACATTCGCAACATCCGTCCGGTGAAGCGCTCCTGAACAGCCCAGCGGAACGTCAGCCATATCCGGCGTTCGCAGCGGTATCCGGCGATTGAGCAGCCCAGGTACGCACGCGGTTGCTCATCGGCGTTGACTTTTTCGTGGTACTGGTCTACTAGACGTTCCAAGTCAAGCATTGCGTCGTGCCTCCTTCTGTGTCTGGTGTAGAGAACGGCTTCGAGATTAGATTTCCCGAAGCCGTTTTTTTCGTGCGAGTCGTTGCGCTACGCCCACGGCGGGCGATTGGCCGGGCGTGGTTGCGGCTGCGGTTGGACTGGCGCTGGCATTGGTGCTGGCGTTGGGAGCACAATGGAATGCGGCACGGGAGCTTGTGCGCCTGCTGGCTTCCAGCCCTTCACCTCGTTGCTCTGTCCGTACTGTGGGTCGTCCCGTATCGTGACACGCACTTGAAGCGTTACGCCCACAAGCTGGTCGGTGTCCGAAAGCTGCGTAAGTCCAGCCGCGCCCATCAGCTCTTTCAGTTGCGCACGGCCGATTCTCGTAGCCGTCTCGCTGGCGTTGCGCA